CCCTAAAATTATTGTTGAAAGTAGCGTGGTTAATAAAACATTCATAAGAATTTTATACTCATAAATAGAATAATAACATTATAAAATCCTATTATGAGCTTATTCCACCACCCCCATAACATAGTTTTCTAAAATTAAAAAACTTGTTTTCTTATTAATTTCAACTTGTTGAACCATGGAATTATCAACCACGATTATTTGATCTTTTTTCACATTTATTTTACAATCATCAGCGAAATCTATAACTTTTGCTTGGATGTAAGGTGATTTTGGCTTATAAGCATCAGGAACAAGAACAAAACTTTCTTGTTTTTCCTCTTCTTCAGAGTTAGGCTCAATAAGCAAGAAACGGTTGCAGGGCTTCACTAGAAACCTCCCAACGTTTTAGAAAGCTTGTTGTAAATGGTATGCAAAGAGTCAAAATCTTCATCTTTCTTAAGCATACGATATGCCCTCACTGCGTGGCGCATCTCATCGCGACTAAGCCATCCATTATCCGCAAAGTTCTTGCGTAGGTCCTTGCGATGCTCCTTGTAAGGCTCCATTGCTTGCTCGTTTGCATCAAACGATTTAATAAAGTCTACAACATACTCTTCTTTTGTTTTATCTTGATCACTCATTTATTTCTCCTTTGTTTAAATGACTTCGCATCCGCCAGATCCGCAAGCAACTTCGCTTTTAAGATCTGTATTATCTTCTATTTCTACCACTTTTGTTAAGTCAACATTTCCTAAATCTTCCAAAAGCGCTTCATAACGCTCCTTAGAACAATCTTCGAATGGAGCCTGAACATAAGTTCCTCCGTCAAACGGGAGAACGGACAAACCATTGTAGAATTTCCTATTCTCCCACATCCACTCTCCTACATCAATCCATTCAGCGTCTTTAATAGAAATGGTCGCTGAAACATTGTGAGTGTTCTGACCTCGGAAATGTCCATTTTTAACCCACTCTTCGCTTACCTTCTTCACTCTTTTTAAGAGTTGAAGAGCGCTTTCATTCCTCGTAATCGCTCCTTCGGGAGCTTTTTGAGGAATCGCGATGACGGCTGTATCGTGGGGTCTAAAATATTCATCTTCTACCAAGTTGCCGTGGCTAATCACCAGATATGTATAGATGGGCTCATTCTTGCCCACTCGTAATCTTCTGATATAGTATTCATTATGCCAGGCATGAACCCCGCTAGAAGTTCCTAGAGCTAAAGACGTCGTTCCTGCTGGTTTCACGCAGGTGGTGCGGGTCGCGTGTTTAACACCAATGAGAGAAGCAACCCGCTTATTTTCTTTTTTCACAGCTTGGGCGGCTTTCTTCATGTCAAGCTCTAAGACTTTGCCCGACGCTATGCCTGTCATGGACACACCAATGAGAGCATCCTTCTCGGTGTTTCTACGCCATACGTCGCGTAGATAGTGGAAATCGGTGTAGCCTGCCTGTAAGGTGCCAATAAATGCGGCGACGGTGGCTCGGGCTTCGTATTCTTCTTGTGTTTCAATGTCGCTGACATTGACTTCGCAGAGATTGCAGAACTGATAAGGACGTAGGGCAATTTCGCAACATGGATTGGTGCCCCAGTCTTTATCGTTGGTAAAATAAAAGCCTGGCTCGCCTGCTCCTGACGCCTTTACGCGATTCCACAGGTCACTAAAATATTCTTTTGTTATTCTGTGTCTCATCAAGACGACAGAGTTGTTTGCTCTTCCTCGTTGTGGATTTTTTTCCCACCAGCGTCCTGTTTTGGATGCAAGCATCTCATCATCAGCGGCGCTAAAAAGAGATATAAGAGCAGCTCGGCGGATGCCGCCAGCAAGCACAGCATCGGCGATATGACAAATAACATCATGAACTTCAATTGTAGATAATTGGTCGCCATCGTCCTTTTCACTTAAGATCCCTTCAATTTTAAGAAGACACTCTTTAAGAGGTTGGGGTCCGGGAGCTTTACCTCCAGAAGTCATCAAGCGAGAGCCCTTGGGGCGAATATCAGAAAAATCAAAACGGATCTTGGAGCCGCCATGAAAATAACTTCTCATTAACGCTTTGATTGAATCTGCCCAGCCTTCAATAGAATCAGCGATTAAAAAGCGCCTGGTTCGTTTAGAATTCGGCTTTTGAATTTCCGGTAACTTTTCGACATGATGTTTTTGAACGGAGTATCCAACCCCTGTTCCCCCAAGAAGAAGAAACATAGTTTCTGAAAAAGAACGCCAATCGTCAATAGGAAGAAAACAACAGTTATAGATACGATTAGGAGCAACCTCAATGGGTTTGCCACCAAATTGCATACTACGCATAGAAGGGAGAACTTTTTTTGCATAGACGTATTTATACGCCCGATTAATTTCTTCCTTTAAATGAGGATATTTTTTGGTGTGCATTTTCCTATTTCTGGTAACAAGTTCTTTCCAAGTTTCTCGTCTTTCTTTCCTGGGCAAGAAGCGTGCATACTTCATATGCACGGTAATATCTGATAAAATTTGCTGAGTTACGTCCATTTTTAAAATCCTTTATTTTTTTCTAAAATTCTTATATTTTTCCTTCAAATTATTTTTCTCGTCGTGCAAAGATTTTTGATTAATGCTGTCAATGGTTTCATGATTTTGAGGTAAAATATTGATCTTAACATTAGCCGTGTCCATAAAAATAGGATAGACCAAACCATCTGGACCATTACGATTTTTAGCAATAAAAACTCGCCCTGTATTTTCATTTTTGTGTTTAATAGTCCGCGATAAAGAAAAAATAAAATCTGCTACAAAGCACTTGCTAAATGCTTCTGAGATGGATTCCATTGTAATGATTTCTGTATTCAATCCCGACCTATTAGTTTGTGAAACTGTCCACAAGGGACATTCATATTCCTGAGCGATACCGCGCAGCTCTTCGTAAATAGACTCTAGTTCATTTCTTTTTTCTTTAAAATGTGTAGTAGGCTTAAGAAGGTCTCCATAATCAACGATTATCATATCAACAGGATGGTTTCTTTTTTCTAACTTAGAAAGATGTGCCCTGATTGTGTTAGTAGAAGCAGACTTTGTAGGATATTCCTTGATAATAAGATTTCCTTCTACGTCTGAACATGATTCATAAACATGATCTTTGTAAGCGCGAAGGTCGTTGATGGGAACACCGCTAAGACAACTATCATATCGGAGACCTACTACAGGCTCCGTCAGTTCTAGCGTATAGTGTATAACGTTCTTCCCAGCCTTAAGCGCAGCTGCGCCTAGATGTACCAAAGCCATACTTTTGCCCGCTCCAGTCGCAGCGATGCCTACACCAAGCTCTCCTTTACCCAAGCCGCCTTTTAAAATCTTATCCATTTCTATCCATCCGGTGGAAACAGCATTGCGCGGGCGGTCAACATATCTTAGTTCAAAATCAGTTTTGTAATTATGACCAAAGTTGTTATCAGTGCCGAGCTTTAATGCTTCATCGATAATCTTTTTTATTTCTCCAAAAGATGAGCGTTGTAACAAACCAACAGACTTGATCATCGCTTCTTTAAGTTTCTGTTTTTTACAGAAGTCAAGGGCAGTTTCTTTAATATAATCCACATCTTTGACCTTGGTGGCGATTGACCGAGCAAAATAATCTCTCATTTGCTTCTTAATCAAGTCACTTTCATCTTCCAATTCTGCTCGGAGAATGGTCGACATTATCTCTTCTGATGGATGGACGCCATATTTGCGCCTATACCCAAACACCAAGCGGACAAACTCTTGGAGATATCTTAACTCAAAAAAATTAATATCCAGGACTTCTTCCACTTGGTCTGCAAAGGGCCGGTCATCCAAGATAACCATGCATAACTTTTCCTGAAATCCTTTGCCATATTTTGAAAAAGTAACGTCCGTACCATTAAGCTTCATTCTGCCCCCAAATTTTTCTTTATTCTAGCTGTTTTGTAGCGCTTTGTCAACCGAAATTCGATTCATGCAGGCAAATAAATCCTGCCAATTGTATACACCAAAGCCGTCTTGATTCATCATTCGAATAAACTGAGTTTTATTGAGGACATATTCAAAATTTTCCAAAGCATAATTAATTTTCTCTTTACACTGAAGAGATAGACTCGGAGAATATAGTTGCATTACACGATAATTCAGACTAACTATCTCGCTATTGTCCGTTACGGCATCGTAAAATTTGGGGCGTCTCTTGTCATCTGGTCTAAATGTCCGACAATATTCATAAATGTCTTCTAAAGAAAAATCTTTATTTTCTGCGAGGAATGGAAGGCGCTTCTTGACAGTCGGGAGGCCGGCTCCGCCCACCCCCTTGAGGTTATCTGACTTGTCTCCTGCAATCGCCCTTGCCGCGGCAAAGTTCCGAGGGTGTATGCCATATTTTTCTACAACATTCTTACTATTGAGGGCCTCTTTTTGGATGGGACGGAACAAAACCGTCTTTTCATCACATAATTGGAGGAAGTCTTTATCACTAGAGACAATAACTTTCTCCCAATTCTCAAATTTATCCGACTGTGCGACGTAGGCGATGACATCATCGGCCTCCACCTCCGGAAACATATACTGAACCACCGGAAGTTCATTCAAATACTCCAGTGTCCGTGTCTGTTGCCACAAGCGGTTCTCTGTTTCCTCATCGTCGGTGAGGTTTGACTCTCGATTAAGACGAAGGGGCTTGCGCCCTTCCTTATATTCCTTAACC